CGTTATAAAAGGCTCTAGAAAAGAAGATAGAAAGAATCTTGTTAAAGAATTTAGCGGTACTATAGACGGTGGTATGTATGATGCCCCGGCCGTAACCGTGTATGATACAAAGAATAATAAGATTCTTGCATACGATTATTCTTCTTCGATTCCGTATGATTCAGAAGATAAACTTCGAAAATATTATAGTGCTTCAAACCCTAATGTCAACTGGGTTGAGCGACCGAAGTCAGATTCTAAACTTGAATTTTATAGTCTTGGAGAATCTATAGGCGCTCAAAATTATGCTAATAACTATTTGAAGATACATCCAGATTCTAATCTTAGCTATGACGAATTAATTGATACCTATGAAAAGAATCATCAGTAATTATACATCTAACAAAAAAAAAAAA